TAATATAGAAATGTATACATATAAGAGTAATTGTAGATTTAAAATGCTAGTTTATTCTGGGACGGAGATTTTAGAAATACGCCCACAGCAAACTTTAGAATCTAAAATACCCATAGATCATCCTTACTTGTCGTTAATTAAGGATCCTAAACCTACTAAAAAGAAAAAGTATGTAAAACAAACTACAAAAGGAGGAAAGTCTGATGGCACTGATAGGCAATCCGATAGTTAGTACCTGGGGAAACTCTGGGGCTAAAGATCCTATATCTAATAACTTACTTACTAATGAGCCTTTGGGGGACATTGACCCCAGAACATTAAACACTGGTACTGGTGATGAGGATGCTGAGTTCAACAATTTTGAAAAAACTATTAATAGTTTTGTTATGGCTAGGATGGGGCACCCTATTGTCCGAGTAGAGCTTACTCCTTACCAAATTAAAACATGTATAGACGAGGCTGTCACCAGATTAGATTACCATAGCCCTTATTGGTCACGGCAGTTCGCTGTTTTTGATGCTTCTGCTGGTGTTAATGTATACTCTATACCTCCTTGGATACTTAATAACTTAGACTATGTTGTGTATAAAAAATCTTTATTAAGTATTCAGGCACAGGCTGGGACACTTGAATTTGACTTCTTCATCAAATATTTCCAAGACAATTACCTTTTTAATAACTTTAGTATAGGTGATTACTATCTCCTCCAGTCTACTATGGAGATGACTAGAAAGGTTTTAGGACAAGATGGTACATGGGATGTAATTAACGGACAGTATTTGCAGCTATACCCACCCCCAACTGAAACTCCAGAGAGGGTAATTCTTCAGTACAGACATATAGACACTACTACCATGTTGCCAGCATATAGGAACTGGCTCCAGAAGTACGCTCTCGCTTGCGCTAAGGTCGTCCTAGGTGAGATACGCAGTAAATACTCTGTCATCCCTGGTCCCGCTGGAGGGGCACAGATGAACGGACAGGCTCTTATACAAGAGGGTATGCAAGAGAAGGAACAACTATTTCAAGAACTTCTATCAGAGATAGAGGAACCACCTAGATTTACCACTTACTAATGACGAATAAGAGATACAAAGTTTCTACTGAGATGCCTCCTCTCCCTGAGCTATTAGGGGGGACAGAGCTTAGTCTATTTGATCAAACCAATAACGATATTAATCTATTTAATTTGGTTGATGATGAGATCATTAGGCTGGGTGGCTCGGAACTCTATTACTATAAGTTTCGAATGAATGATGATTATGATACAACTTATTTGGAAACTCGTAGTAAGGTGATAGATTCGGAACCAATTGTAGTGTATGGACATTACAACCCTACTGTTTTGGAAGAGTCTTTAACTGAGTTTGGTATTGAGCTTCAGAATGACCAGATATTTATCTTTAATAAATCTTATATAGAGCAAAGATTACATGAAATACCTAAGGCTGGGGACATAATCAAGCCTAAATTCCAGAATCAAAAGTATGAAATCTATGAGGTTCAGGAAGATAGCTTTGAGCTATACGGGGTTTACCATATGGCTTGCTCTGCTAAACTTCTTCGTGATGAGCAGTCGGTTATCGAAGAACCGATGTTGGATAGAAGTAATGATCTTGGGGGGTATATAGACATTGACAACTAGAGAGGATGTATACACTGGTAAAACTATCGTAGATGTCTTAGACTCTTTGGTAGAATATACAGGTACAGACACCAGTTCAGTAGGCAGGAGTTCTAATACTGTATGGAGAAACTATATTTCCAATACCATAAGAAACTCTACTCTTTCTCCCTTTGTATATAAAGAAGTTCTAAGAGCTTTAATAGCCTCATTTAGCAATCTCTACTATGTAGATGGTAATGACAAGTTACAAAAAATTAAAGCTATGCATTCAGCACCAGAACGGGCAGTAGCTAAGAAATTCCAAGAAAATAATATAGTGTTACCTGTCATCACTATTCATCAATTAGGTGCTAAAAGTGACGATGCTAAGAGAAGATATGATAATGTGCTTATACAGTCCACTCTATGGGACGATGACAAACAAAGAGCGGAGAGGGTAATCGCTACAGCAGATGTTCCTGTATCTCTTACCTTTTCAATAAACCTATGGGTTAAGTATATGGAAGATTTAGATCAAATTTCTCAGAATATTCGTATGAAATTTAATCCTAGCTTTGATGTGGAAACCCCATTTACCCATAGCCTGAAGGTTTTTTTAGATGATGAGAGTAACAATAATAATATTACAGTAGGGGACAGGGAGGATAGATTATTGAGGAAATCCTTTTCAGTTACCACGGAATTGTATATCCCTAGCCCTAGATTTAAGGTGACCTCTACAGGTCGTATAGAGAAAATAGTCTCCAATGTATGGCTTTCCTAAAAAAATAAGTCTCTTATATGTGGAGTAATATATAAATAAAGGTAGGAGAATACTTATGAAAGTAATTAAAAATGATTCTTACACGGGTCGTCAGATTATAATTAAAAGCCCCAAGGGTCCTATAGGAAAATGGCTGGGTCCACGGGAGGCCATCGTTGTTCCAGATGCGGCTCTATCTAATACTGTCAAAAATTTAGCGCAGCAAAGAATTTTAAAGATTACTAACGCATAAGGATATAAGAAATGGTTAATTTTTCAAGCCCCGGTGTTTATGTTGTAGAGAAGGATTTAAGTAATTACCCTACCTCTATCAATCCCTCTGTAGTTGGTGTAGTGGGGTTTGCTGATCAAGGACCTATTAATAAACCTAAACTAATTACCTCTCAAGAGAGTTTGCTTCAACTTTTTGGCAATCCTACCGAACAAATTCCAGGCCAAGGTCTGGAGGGTGCTATAGAGATTCTGGAAACTACTAACTCTATGTACTATATCAGAGCAGCCGATGCTGGCACCGCTGCTGATGCTTCCTCTACTGTTCAGATTGGTGCTTGTCCTGCTTTTATAGTTAGTGCTTACTCTAGATATGATGTACAAAATGAGGGCTCTACTAGAAGTGATGGTAATGCGGGTATGACAGGTGGTAACAGTCTGTATCTTACAGTGCAAATAGTGGCTGATGGAGCGAATGTATATAATACTCCTAAAAACTTTGATATTCCTGCTGGAACTGTTCCTGATGGCGACCAAAACGATCCAGCATATGCTATTAAAAAGATTGTTGGTGGTACTTTAGAGGGCGCAGCAGTTGGTGCATACTTCGATACTACCGATCTTTCAAATGTTTGGGTTGCTGGTGGTTACTCTGGATCTGGTGTGACTTTATATGCTTCTGCGTTTAGTGGTTCTGGTAGAACTGCTGCCGAAGCTTGGAACATTTTGGTTCCTGTAGATCAATCAGATGGAACATCTACTTGGGGGGCAGCATCTGCTATTACATGCTATGGTCTTTCCTACTCAACTAGTGGAAGCACTAAATCATTAGGTTATGAGGTGCAAAGCCTATACCCAGGGACTGGGTACAATGAAGGTACTAAATCTGACGGTACTACTAGTGGATATTCTGCTCAGATAACTAGAACTGGTGGAAGAACCTCTACTTTGCAAGTAAATAGGGACGGTGCTGCTGCTGAAGCCTTTAAGGTTTCCTTGGTTGCGTCTGCTGATTATGCTGAAGACCAAATCAATACAGGTACGGATAACGCTAAGTCTGCTTACATTAAAGCTTCCTTCATGTCAGGTAATGATGATGTTGCTCCTACTCCTGTACCTACATTCCAATCTACTCTTGCTAGTTTCGGGGTAGGTGTAGGGGACTTGGGCGGTAGGGACTCATCTGGTGGTAGCTATAACGCGACCGACGGTAGATTTAATAAATTTGTTGAGGGAACTTACGCACTAGCTGGTGGGGCTACTGGTGATCAAGGGGATGATGAACTTATTGGTTCGGTGACTGATAAAACTGGGCTGTATGGTTTGGATGATGATACTCTTAACATTTCGTTAGCAGTAATTCCAGGTAATAACTCACAAACTGTTCAAGATACTCTAATTACTTTGGCTGAAAGTACTCAGAACTTCCTAGCTGCGGTATCTCCCCCACAAGGGTTAACTACGGTACAGCAAGCTATTGATTGGTCTAATGGTCAATCAGATGAAAGAACTGCTGCTCTGAATAGTAACTTTGCTGCTATCTACTGGCCTTGGGTTCAGACTTACGACAACTTTGCAACAATAGATAGGTGGTACGATCCTGCTATTTACGCTATTCGACAAATGGCTTACACGGATGAAGTAGGGGATCCTTGGTTTGCTCCCGCTGGCGTTGTTAGAGGTAGACTTACTAAGCCTTCCGAGGTGGAAGTTAGTGTTAACCAGGGCGATAGAGATACCATGTATAGTGGTGGAAATGTTATTAACCCAATTGTTAACTTCCCACAGCAGGGTATCATGATCTTTGGGCAAAGAACTGCCCAACGAGAGCCCACTGCTCTTGATCGAGTTAATGTTAGAAGACTTATGATTCAGGTTAAGAAACTTCTTCTGAATAGTACTAGAAGGTTTGTTTTTGAGCCTAATGATTCTACTACTTGGGAAAGGATAGTAGGTGTTGTTGATCCTATGATGGATGATATTCGGAGAAGACAGGGTTTAGTGGATTACAAAGTAATTTGTGATGAAACTACTAACACCGCTGTTAGGGTTGACAGGAATGAAATGTGGTGTAAAGTTCTGCTTAAGCCCACTAAAGCAGCAGAGGTGGTTGTCTTCGAACTTAACTTAACTAACCAAGCTGCACAGATATAAAGGAATAAATTATGGCTAAATTTTCATACTATGCTTCACAAGCACTAAACAGAGATCTCAAAGATACTAAGGGTCTTCCTGTTATCTCTCAGGACTTAGACTCTATTAGAGCTTATCAGTGGGAAATTACTTTTAAGAACCTTCCCTCTGAAGTAGAGGTTCCTCTTGGATTTTCCAAGCCATTAACTCTTGCTGCTAAACAAGTTAATGGTATGCAAGTATCTGTTGAAGATATCGAAATTAACAGAGTTAATGATAAAGTTTACTACCCAGGTCGCCCTTCAATGGGAGAGCTTGAAGTTACTTTTGATAACCTTCTTAAGACTAAGGCTGGTTGGCAGCTTTACAAGTATTTTCAGACTACTTACGATCCCACTACAGGAGAAATGACCTCTACTTTCCTAAACGATCCGTCTAACTTCAAAACTACGATAGAAATTTTGGAATTAAATGGAAAAATGGAACCTGTTTCTCTGGTAGAGTTAAGAGGGGCCTATCCGAAATCATTCAATAAAGCTGAGAAAAACTACGCTACCAACGAGTTTGATACCGTATCAGTTACTATTCGTTATGATTTCTTATTCCAAAGAGGAGATACCTTAGGTTAACTAACTATAATAGGTAGAAGCAAAACCCAACTCAGCCTTCGTCTTTGGTTGGGTTGGGTTTTTTAATTTAATCATGGATTTTTTCAACGATTTACTAACAAGCTATAGCCTTCTTAAGAAGAGGAAACTTCGTATTAATTTACAAGAGGCGTATACTCCTACTAAGCCTACCCCTATTCCAGGAGGATATAGCGACCTGGAAAGATTAGCTGAGAAGGGTGATCAGATTGCTATAAAGGTAAAGTCGCAAGTAGATACTGACATGACTAACCTTAATCCTCAGGACTTCAAAGGAGGTAGTCTTAACGCTAAGGGAGAACTTGAAGCACAGGGACCTTTTGATGGTAGGATTATTGCGATAGCTTGGCCCCCATCGGAAAGTAATGACCAGAAAGGATCTTGGACTCAGTACGGTCAACAATCTTGGAGGAACCAACTAGCTTGGCAGTATTACGAGCAATCTCAAGGTGGAGCTATGGGTATCGAGGCTGGTGAGCCTTTAGATGATAATATGAGGGCTCTTTTAGCTGACCCAAATACTCCAGCCATCTTAAATTTAAATTCAGAGGATTCTACAGAGGGATCTGATTTAGTAGCTGCTATAGCTGATATTGGTAGGATAGCAGACACTCTAGGTATAAGAGATGAGTTGTTCAGCAGAGCTAAAGGGAATACTGCGAAAACTACGATACCTAGTAAGATTAATGAAAGTTTATTTGGTACTTCTGT